GCCTATTACAAGGATAAGACCAAACTCGTGCGGGCTACCAAGTTATTTGATAATGCCCCAGAAGCAAATCTTAAACTGGCACAAGATGGAAACAAAGGTCTCATTGTCAAACGTGACATGGAACCGAGATTCTGTCGGTATTGCCCTGCCGTTAGTGTCTGCACACAGGCCGAAGGCTACATCGCCCAAGGCATCCTACAACTGTAAGGAGCTTTTTATGGATCTCTGTATCCTCATTCTCGATGAAAATAATGAAACTTTGCGAGAGCTGAACGTCCACCAGGACGGCTCAGACTCGGAAGCCGCAGATGAAATCGCACAGTTTGTTCGAGACAATTACACCGTGGAGTCTGAAATATGAATCACCTGGAAAAATATCAAGGACTGCCATTTAATCCAACAATGGAAAAGGTGGTAGATATTCTTCGTAAGAAGACTCAAAACCAAAATCCTATGTTCTTCCGGCTGGTAGTGTCTTATTTTTTCTCTAAGATCGCCAGCATGATGAGAACGTATGTACAAATTGCAGACGATCAATTGATCCCTGTAAACATGTATGGCATTAACCTGGCTCCATCTGGATCAGGCAAAGGCCATTCGATCCATATCATGGAAGAGGAAGTGATCTCAGGCTTTCGTAAACGCTTCCTGGAAGAAACTTTCCCGCTGCAGGCTGATCAACGATTAAAGCAAATTGCTGTTCGTCGAGCCAACCGTGACGGAGAGGATCCAGAGGAAGTGTTAACCAGGACCCGCCTTGAGTTCGAAGAACAAGGTGTACTGCTATTCAGTTTTGACTCTGGCACCAGCGCAGCTATTAAACAAATGCGTACCAAACTGCTGATGGCTGGCGCCGGATCCATGAATCTTGAAATGGATGAAATTGGGTCCAACCTCACAGGTAATGTAGAAGTTCTAAATAATTACCTGGAACTGTTCGATACTGGCAAGATCAAACAGAAACTGATCAAGAATACCCGGGACAACGTACGCTCTGAAGATCTCTTCGGATCAACGCCTACCAATATGCTCTTGTTCGGTACTCCAACGAAACTGTTAGACGGCTCTAGGACAGAAGACGAGTTTATAGCCATGCAAGAGACCGGTTACGGCCGTCGCTGCTTCTTTGGCTTTTCTCGTACTCGGCAGGCACAACAGCATCAGACTCCCCAGGACATGTACAACATTTATCATGATCCCAAGTCCAGTCTGTATCTCTCTCAACTGAATGATAGATTCCGTCAGTTGGCCGACCCAACTGCCTTCAATCAGAAATTGAAGATGCGCCAGGATACTTTGCTGAAACTGTACGCTTATCGTATTGCTTGTCAGGATCAGGCAGATTCAATGTCTGAATTTGAAGAAACCCGGAAGAGTGAAATCTCTCACCGATATTTCAAAGTAGCAAAACTGGCTGCGGTCTATGCTTATATTGAGCGGGCCACTTATATTGGAGATGACCATCTTGACCAGGCAATTGCAATGGCCGAGACATCCGGTGAAGCATTTAACCAAATACTGAACCGTGATCGACCGTTCGTCAAACTGGCAAATTACATCTGTACAATCGGTAAGGAACTGACTCAGCCTGATCTAATCGAGGATCTGCCATTCTACAAAGGCAGTGAGCAATTCCGCCGAGAGATGATGACTCAAGCTATTGCACACGGATACAAGAACGGAATGTACATCAAGACAGAAATATCTGATGGCATTCAATTCTTCTCCGGCAAAAAAGTCCAGGAGACTGATCTCAAGAAACTCGGAGGTTCAGTATCCAATCGACTAGCTGAGGGCTATACGTCATTCGACGCACCATTCCTGAAGCTATTTCAAATGGTTCAAAAGCCTGGACTACATTGGTGCAATCACAAATTGAGACAAGGCTATCGCAATGAAGAACATGTCATTCCCGGCTGCAATATGGTTGTCCTGGACGTAGAAGGCTCTATCGATATTGATCGGGCAAAAGTCCTGCTCAAAGATTTCACCTGGCTAATGCATACAACCAAGCGACATACCGAGTTGGAAAACCGGTACCGAATCATCATGCCACTGTCTCATATTGTGGAATTGGATGCGAAAGACTACCGCGGATTTATGCGAAATATTTATGACTGGTTACCCTTTGCTGTGGACACTGGAACCATCGATAGATGCCGTAAGTGGATGACTTTCAAAGGAAATTACTGGTATAATAGTGGTGAATTGTTAGATGCATTGCAGTTTGTACCTAAAACGAAAAAGGCAGAAGACCAGAGGAAATTGTTTGCCGGACAGACCAATCTGTCGAATCTTGAGCGCTGGGCACTTAACCAGGCTGAAGACGGTAATCGCAATCACACTCTCGCCCGGCATGCCTTCACAATGGTTGATATGGGTCACGATCTCGACGTTATTACCAGCAAGGTACTGGAATTGAATTCCAAATTACCTGATCCGCTGGAAGAAGGAGAGATTCACCGAACTATATTAATCACCGTCAGTAAACGGATCGCAGCGAGGAATAGTAAATGACAGATAATAACAATCTTGTTTTAATCGCAGGCAAATCAGGTACTGGTAAGACTGCAAGCTTACGCAATCTACCAGATCAAAAAGGAGTCATATACCTGAATTGTGAGACCAACAAGAAGCTGCCCTTTGCTTCGAAGTTCAAACAACAGGTAATCACGGATCCAAGACAGGTCCCGGCTATTATCAAGCAGTCCGAGGATCACTCCAATATCAATACAATTGTAATTGATACTGTGACGTTTCTTATGGGTATGTATGAAAATACCTTGGTCAATACAGCCAAGAATAAAATGCAAGCCTGGGGCAAGTATGCTGAATTCTGGAAGAAGGATCTAATGCAAGATGCAGTAGCCAATTCCAGTAAGAACATCATCATGCTGGCTCACACAATGGACGTGCTGAACGAAAATGAAGGAGTCATGGAGACTCTAGTCAAGATCAAAGGTAGTGTAATGAACGAGGGCATTGAAGCCTGGTTCTGTAATGTCATTGCCTGTAAGAAAATGGCTATTGCCTCTTTGGATGGATACAAGAGTGACTTGCTCACCTTTACCGAAGAAGAAGAGATTCTTCAGTACAAGCATGTTTTCCAAACCAAACTGACCAGGGAAACGGTTCACGAACGTATACGTGGACCACTAGGAATGTGGGACAGGAAAGAAACCTTCATTGACAACGATGCAACACACATTCTGAATCGCCTACATGAGTATTACCGTGGTGATACTGATGAATAAATATCGTGTACGTATGGTACGTGATACATCTCAATCTGTAGACATAATCGTAACAGCTGATAATCCAGACGAAGCCGAACATAAGGCCTGGAATGCGGCTCGTTCCAACTTCGAAATCAAGTGGGACGAAGATGAAGGCTACGGTGAACCCTATTGCCCGGACTATAACGATGATATTGAAATTCTACAGCCTGGGCACCCCGTCTCCGACGGGTCATTCGAACTCCGCGAGGAGTGATCACTCTGTAACAGCAATACGAGGAAATAAGTATGAGTATTAATCAACTCGCAATCAACGACGACGTTGAAAAAGGCAATACCGACACACTTGGCGGTGGGTTCACAAAACCTACTGGCTTGACCCCATGTACCATTGATATGGCATATTTGGGCAAGTCCAAAGGTGGCGCCATGAGCCTGAATCTCCACTTGAAGTTGGCTACTGACAAAACTGTCATTCGCCAAACTCTGTGGGTTACATCCGGCGATGCCAAAGGCAATAAGAACTTTTACGTCAATCAAGCCGGGAAGAAATTTCTTCTGCCTGGCATGCAATTGGCTGATCAAATTGCCCGCATTACTACTGGTAAGCCGATGGCTGAACTTTCGGCCGAAGAAAAAACCATCAACCTTTGGGACTATGAAGCGTCTGCTGAAAAGCCAACAAAGGTTCCCGCTTTAACCCAGATAATCGGTCAGCCAATCTTACTTGGCTTGCTGAAGATCCGGGAAAATAAGAGGGTCAATGATGGCTCTGGCAACTATGTACCCAGCAAGGATGAACGGACCTTTAACGAGATCGATAAAGTGTTCTATCCGGATGGCTACACAGTAACTGAAAAGGATGCCAACGCTAAAGAGGCCAAGTTTCACAAACGCTGGTCTGACAAGTACGACAGTGACTACATACAGGATGACTATGATCCTAACGTCGCTGGCACCACTGATGACTCCCTGCCGGATGCACCAGCAACCGATACAGGTAGTCTCTTTAGCTAGTGGCTCTCTTTTTAGGCTGTGACCCGGGTGCAAAGGGGGCAATCTGTCTCCTTGATCCCAGCAAACGAATCGCAAGATTCGGACCAGCTCCAGGGGGGAAAATCCCCTCTGGAGTTATTTACAAAGCCATCCTTGGGGATCACATGGATCTCATAGCACGTGCAGCCATTGAAGAAGTTCATAGTCTTTATGGTATGTCCGCTAAAAGCAATTTCAGCTTCGGCTGGAACTGCGGCAGCGCCAGTACAATGCTTGAGATCCTATTGGATCCTTATAACGTGGAACTCGAAAGAGTCCAACCTAAGATTTGGCAAAAGGTCACTGGCGTGACAGAAAGGAAAGTTGGTAAAGACATCAAGCCAGTAGTTGCTGAGGTAGCTCTTGAGTTGTACCCCAATGCAGTCTTACACGGTCCTAAAGGAGGACTCATGGACGGTAGAGCCGATGCTTTAATGCTCGCGCACTACCTCTTCATGCTATCTCAAGGAGAATAAAATGAGCCGTTATCCAAGCAGAAAGAAATTGCGCTCCAGGTTCCATAAGAAAACAGCGCAAGCCTTGGGTGATCCTAAGTTCGCAGAAGGATCTGTGGTAGGGGACTTTAACGTCCTTCGACACATGGGCCACTCAGACGTGAACAAACGGAACAATCACATCATGGCAAAGCCTCAGCATTGGTATCGGTGTTTATGCTCCTGCGGAACTGAAGAGAGCCGTACACAACAAGAACTGATCGACGTAAGAAGAAACCAATGTTGCTTCAAATGTCGTGAACAACACGGAGAAGTGAATGAAGATTCATCTTGAAGAGCATGAACTGAAAGAGATTATTCAGGATCACCTGATTAGTCACATGCCGGATCTCAATAATCGAACATTTGAGATTCAATTAATCGCCGGTCGTGGTGACAATGGTCACCGAGCCGAAATTGAAATAGTCACAGTACATAACCCCCCCAATGTGACTTCGGAAGCAGAAGCAGAGCCAGAAACTGTCGCAGGCGAAGATCCTGCGGTTCCGTTCAAGTTCGGTGAAGACGAGTCAGAGGACTCGTAACACTTACCCCACGGAGCCAGGAATATGTCTGATTTCATTAAGTTGATAGTAGCTACAGCAATTATATGGACGTTATGGTTAGCCGCCCATATTGCCGCTGCAATTATTGGCACGTTCCTGGCCTTGTGGGGCCTTTATTTCTTTACTCGAGTTGTAAATGAGGAATTAGAAAATGACGCAGAAAAACCAGAATGAATTAACACCATTGCTTCAACTCTTACAAGACCAGGCAAAACTGCTCGGCAACATGCAAGTATTTTTACTCTCTCAACAGACAATGCTGAAGACCTTACTGAACACTTCGAAAGCCGTGACAACTGAGTATCAGAATCACGTCACACGAATTGTTAATATGCGTAAGAAACTTGAACCCTTCACTACTGCTACCGAGAATGAAAATGACAACGAAACTGTCAATCAACCTGATAACGGATCTGTTGAGTGAAAAGTTAGAGATGCTTCATAGCGGTGACGAAGCCCCAGAAGCCTTAGTAATGATTGCACATCCTGAGTCTAACGACTGTGTCGTAGATGCCATGAATAGAATCTTTGAGAACGTCTCAGCGTACATTGGGATACAGAATATTCAAGTTCAGATATTCAGCGTAATGTATGTCCTCGACATCCAAAGAAAGATTAACCCAGACACTTTACTATTATTCCTGCAGTATCCTAGCGGGGCTACACGGAAACTCGAGTTAACCCTTGATGGTATGATGGCTAAGTTGCATTTCCTCAAATAACAGGGAGAATTGATATGGAAACACCTGACAATTGGGTAATTATTAAGATTAAACACCCTAAAGAAACCATGTACAAAATTTTAGCAGGGTGGAGTGGCGGATACTTGGATGGAGATGCTTGGCGAATGAATTCTGGCATTGTTAAAGTGGAAGAAGAAGGCAACCACATACTATTTCATGGCTATTCTGGCAGTGTTTACAAGTGCCGTAAAGGATCCGAAATGATACGGATGAATAGTGCAGGCATCTGGAAACAGCTCAAAGAAGCTCACCCAGACCTCGTAGAACTTATCGAGTATGCTGACTTTGTCAAAGAATTTAAAGACCTCGACTTTTACAAAAAAGAGGTGAAATCATGAAACATTTTTTAGAGCACACTGACATTTCTGTTTCCAATGTGCATTCAGAAGAACAGTGCAAGGGACAGCCCTGCACTATTCACAATAGATCTGATCATAATATGAGACACTTCCCGCAACATTGGAGATCAGATCGCCGCATCATGGAACGCATCTGCCCACATGGAGTAGGCCATCCCGATCCTGATGAGATCGACCCAGACACAACACACGGCTGTGACGGCTGTTGTAGATAGTTTCGTTTGGCAACGAAAAGTTGACTGGCGTTTCGCCAGCAAAAGGTATGATCGTATGATGAGAGCGAAAGCTCTATGGACGCGGGTTCGATTCCCGCCAGCTCCACCAAATGTTCTCAGATTCGCAACGATTGAAGTTAATTTGAGAACATCTGCTGGGGCTGCACTGGTTTCGACATGGTGGGGACGTAAACTCGGACGATCAGGAGTGACTCTCCTTAATCAGTCAAAAACCATAGTCGCAAACGATGACTATTATGAGCCACTGCGCCTAGTAGCGTAAGCCTCCGAGGATCAGCTCCCTCGTTACCAGATTGCCGAGCAGGGTGAAAGGCCCTGCACCTATTTTAAGGAGAATCCCCATGACTATTGCTGCACTCAGAATCCCGTCTGGTGTAGGCGCACACGCAGACCGGGTCGTAAAAAATAAAACAGCGTTCGAACTCAAACGAGCAGGAGCCAAAACGTACGAAGAATTGGTACAAATTGGTATTGATGCTAATATGCATTTCCCTGAAGGCTGGGCAGAACACGTAATGAATCAGCGTAAACATTTGAAATAAAACCCCATGACCGCATCAAGATAGACGTATCAGCGATGGTCCAGGTCATGGGTATTACTTAAATAAGGGGCTATCAGCTGCCATTCTCTATTCTAGAACAGGGAATGTCAGACGCCGCATGTGGGAGGTCGGCATTGCATAAATACCTGGAAGGGTGAAACAGTCCCCAGTAATGGGCTTTCCGAGTAACCAAGGCCTCACGACTATGTAAGCTGCTACAATCTTCAGCGAAGGATCGAATTCAGGCACATCACTGCCGGTGGATCCTAGTAATCTGGAGCACAAGTGTACAGGCTGATCGGGTCAGCCCAGCTTACATCCCGATTAAGGTACTCACGCTACAAGAGAGAAGCGTGAGCTAAGTTTATTCCTGTTTCTACCACCTCGCCCGTTTAACCTGCAGGGGGTGCAGTAGATATAAAAAAAGCCTTATTATTTGATTCATAGGCTACTCCACACTAGGGTAAATGGTTTTTCCCTGGGCACTTGTGGTGAAGATAGCGGCGTTATCCCGGCCGTGCCTACTACGGGGTGACAAATTTAATATCACGTTTTGTGATAAAGGAAACATTATGGGACACCCAGAAATACCAGGTGAAAGACGGCCTATTAGCATGGCCATCCGGGCAGACATTGTTTACAAACTAGATGAAAACTTTGAACAAGTCATGCAATCTGCTCAGCTCCATATGATGGATGCTATTGCTACTGTGTTGGTTATGCACCAGCGCTTTGAGTGCATTAGATGCCTTAACAACAGGTTACTACAAGACTTCTTTCCCTGGCTTAATGAAACAGGATATGTTCACATAATTAAGGACTTCGATTACTCCGTATTCATGCGGGAAGTGGTTACATGGGCCTATAACTGGGCCATTGAACAGACTCAACACCCTTGTACCGATGGTATGAACAGCTCCAGGGCACACTAATTCACAGAACATTGTTGTTTAACGATAACAGAATTAGAGTTATCGTTATTTTTCTAGTACTTGTGTCAATTATCGCAAGGCTTTAAACTACATAATACCGAGGAGACCCCGTAATGAATTCAGGAATTGGCGATATAAATAGCCAAGATAAGGGATCGGGCGCTCGCCTTAATGAAGGTAAGCCTAATTGGTCCTTAATGCCTATACAGCAAGTCTGCTGGTTAATGAATTGTAATGCAGTTATGGAGTGGGATGAAAATACCACCATTACGCTCAATGATCTGGTAGATAAGGTTGCTTGGCTACAAATGGAGGGAACTCATCAATCCACCTATGACCTACTTAAATGGTCAATGGCTTATTTAGTAGACAGACATGCAGGATACGTTAGATTATCATTCGAAGAAGTAATTCGCGTGTGGGAACACGGAGAAAGCAAATACGCCGCATTTAATTGGATGAAGGGCATGCCCTGGTCCGCTGTGTTGGCTTGTTATATGCGTCACATTATGTGGCTACATGAAGGGGAACACTACGACCAGGAGTCGGGTCAGCACCACGGTGCTCACTTGGTCTGTAATGCCATGATGCTTTGTCATTTCGTGGATTATTTTACAGAGGGTAACGATCTCCCGGTGAAGTGGTTCCTATAAAGGGAGCACCACCAGTATGATAGACAAGAAGCTTTATGATTTTGCTACTTTGCGCCAGGCTGAATACTTGGATGCTATAAATAGTCAAGGTACTTTAGATAAAGCGGCATTGTCGCTGGACATAAATACCCGGACATTAACCCGCGGTATATCAGCTTTGAGGAATAAAGCCGCTATACAAGGATACGCACCAGAACATGATATGACCAAAGTGGTCGCAGAACCATTTGGTTGTAGAGGAACCTCCACACTGTATAACAAAGACGGCAACATCGTCTCACAGTGGGTTAAAACTCAGCGTAATGCTGAGCACATCGCTGAAGCCATGAGAGAAATGGTGAATGCACTGAAAGAGGAAGTCCCCCAACTTAAACCAAGCAAGAGCAGACCAACAGATGTAAACGCCGACCTAGTTAATCTCTATCTCGTCACAGACTACCACTTGGGTATGTATGCCTGGGGTGAAGAGACTGGAGCAGACTGGGATATGACGATCGCTAGTTCACTCTTGCTGGCTTGGTTCGCAGAAGCCATACGAACCTCTCCGGATGCTGAAGTCGGCATTCTGGGGCAACTAGGGGACTTCCTCCACTTTGATGGCCTCGAATCCATTACACCAGCAGGTGGACATCTATTAGACAGCGACACACGCCGTCGGATGCTCCAACGAGTAGCTATTCGTTTGATACCTCAGATCGTTGAAATGATGCTGAAGAAGCATAAACAGGTTCACATGATAATGGCTGAAGGTAATCACGACACAGACAGCTCTGGCTGGCTCACAGAAGTTTATGACTGGCATTATGCCAATGATCCACGTGTCACTGTAGACACTACTGTACATCCCTATTACTGCTTTGAGTGGGGCAAGACCTCACTATTCTTCCATCACGGTCATAAGCGGAAGATGACAAGCCTCGACGACGTGTTTGTGGCTAAATACCGGGAAATCTTCGGTCGCACAGACTTTTCTTACGCACATATGGGCCACTTGCATCACGACAAGGCCCTGGAAACCAACCTTATGATCTTAGAGCAGCACCGTACTCTTGCCAGCCCAGATGCTTACGCTTCCCGAGGAGGCTGGATGTCCGGCCGCTCTGCTAAAGTCATCACATATCACCGGGCATACGGAGAGGTTGCAAGACTATCCATTACACCGGAGATGCTAAAGGCACCCGAATGAAAACACTGTCTGAGTTACAGACCAGGCTCGTTGCAATATTGAGTCCAAATAGAAAGAGCAGCTGCTTCAGTGAATACGAAGGCTTACTGAATGATCTTCTTGATTACTTACAGCAGGCTCCGGCGCCGTCTTCGGCTTCCGCTGCCGCTCCAGCCGAGACTCTGCCTACGCCTGCAAAGGTTGGACAACAGAAAATATTTCAAGTTGTCATTACCCTGGCACAGGCTTATCCGGCCAACGATAAAGATGAAGCTTGGAATAAAGCGCTAGAAGACATCGAGAGCCGAGATGGTATGGAAGTTACAAATCATAGCATCTATCAACTTTTATCTAAGGATATGTAACACAAAAGATGAGATAAAAAGTGAGATAAAAAAATCCCCGGTATTAGCCGGGGATTAAGAACCACCGTCAATAGACAGCAGACCGAGGAGTTACTTCACAAGCTGTATTCTAATCAAAGGAGTGTACACTTGTCCAGAGACACATGTAATTGTAGCCCGGACACTGTGCCAACTATAGAGCGTAGTCCCACCAGAAATCCTAGCGATTGCCTGGTCGGTACCTTCGACTCTGTAGGAATCAACGACAACATTCCCACGCTCTACCGCCCAAGTAGCTGTATTGATTTGATCGGCTGGATCCGTGAGTGCAAACTCAATGCCGCAGTCAATGTAGAAGTCCACCACGTCGGCAAGCCGCTTCTCTGACTCAAATATGTCTTGGCTCATAATTCAAACACCCGTCTATCGTTTAATTGGAACTGAATGATCTTCACTGGATTCACATTCACGCTCGCTGTAAAGATGGCAACAGGGTTACCTGCTGAGTTTAGTGCATCATCTGCAACAGTGTGACTTCCACCGCCGCTATCTTTTGCTAGGTTACTCACGATAACCGAGCTGCCATCAGATCGTTTTACAGTGGTGTAGCTCACAGAGACTCCCACTGTGTTGCGCTGGTTGAATAGAACCAGGTTGTAGAATCTGCAGCCACCGACAAAGCAACATCGGCTGAGAGCTTATTGATCGAAACACCCGATTGAGGAAATACATCACATGCACTTGCTCCGGTATTCTTGACCACTACCATTTTAGCGCCCGTCGTTACTGGCAACTTCACTGAATCGCCCGGACTGGCAACTGTCTCCACCAGGTTCCAGCGGGTCGTCAATAGCGTAGCAGAG